TAGCCAACGACGTCAAGAGAAACACAATAAAGAACTCGCTCAATTCCAGGCATCTGCCAACGAGCAGTATCTTAATCAGCAGTTGAATTACAATACCCCTGCAGCGCAAATGATGCGTTATCGTGATGCTGGGTTGAATCCCCATTTAATTTATGGACAGGGTTCCCCCGGTAATCAGTCTGCCCCTCTTACGTTCCCAGACATTAAGCCTACGGATTATCAATCCTCGATGTCGTCGTTGGGACCTCTCATCAATCAGTCAATGATGGTACAATCTCAAGTTCAAGCTAATAATGCGAAGACTAATAAGACGTATGTCGAAACACAGCTTAAGCAATTAGAGAAGGAAGTTCTTGCAAAGAATCCACTTCTCGATGAAGCTGGTTTTCGTGCTATTATTGACTCGCTGATCTCTACAGCCCGTATCAAAGGCGCTGAGTCTCAGTTAATCGGCCAGAAGGCCGAGTTTATGACAGGTGAGAAGTCGTTTTATGATGAAAAGACAGGTAAGACACTTCACGGCCCTGCTGGTGCTCTCATGCTTGAAAAGCAGTTGGACTTACTTAATCAGAAGTTCGATTTAGGCGCTCAAGACCAGAAGGTCAAAGCGCAGATTATCGCGTCGAAGGAATTTCAAAACGAACTGTTAGAAATTCAACGCGACTGGATGAAGGAAGGCGACATTACGCCTCAACACATCTATCAGTTCGTACAATTGTTATTAATGAAACTTCTACAACGTTAAAGCTTATGGCTTACAGAAGAAGGTCTTTTAAAGGTCGTCGTCGCGGTGGTCGCGGTCGCGGTCGTGGAACTCGGTTGCGTTCCTACAGAATGTCTCGTGGTGGTATTCGGTTATGAGAACATTCGTAAACGTATGTCATCATGTTCGTAGTCTTGGCTACGACTATTCGTCTCGTCGTGCGCGTAGGTCGCACGTTATCACTTATCTAAATTTTTATTAATGGAATGCCAGAACTTAAGATACCTCCATAAGCAAGACATGTGTGTTCCTTGCGGCAGTTGTGCTTTTTGCTTAGCTACTAAGCGTTCAGATTGGGCGTTGCGTATTCATTACGAGTCTAAGCGTCATTTATCCCGCAAATTTGTTACCCTCACCTATGCGAACCCTCATCTTGTGTGGAAAAATGGTATTTCGCAGCTTTCAAAGCGCGATCTACAATTATTTTTTAAGCGCGTCCGGAAGACCGGCGCGAAGATTCGTTACTATGCTGTTGGTGAGTATGGTTCTAAGACGTTCAGACCTCATTACCATATTTTGCTTTTTGGCGACGTGCCTGACAGTACTCTTCGTTCTTGTTGGAACTCTGGCCATGTGCATATTGGCAAGGTGACAGAAGCTTCAGTGATGTATACTCTCGGTTACGTAGTCAATGGTAAAGGATGGAAGATGCGCACTCGGCGCGAACGTCCTTTTTCGCTAATGTCTAAAGGCATTGGTAAGAATTATCTCACTCCTGCCATGATCGAATGGCATCGGTCAGGGCGTAAGAATTATGCTATCCTGGACGGTAGTAAGCGTCATCTCCCTAGGTATTATAAGACGCAAATTTTTTCTAAGATTGATCTCGTTAGGATCGCGGTGCGAGATCAGAAAGCGGTCTTTAAGCGTGCAGTTGAATGGGTTCGGTCCCCGGCTATGCGAAAGCAAGCCGACCCGCTCGCATATCGTAAGCTACAACTTGAAAGATTGGCCAAAACGATCAAGTCTAAATGTAAGATTAACTTAACTATTTAACTCATGTCCAATTTCGCTGGTTTCAGTTCCGTCAAACTGAATAAGCCGCAAAGGTCGGCTTTTGATTTATCACATACTAAGCGCGTTACTGCGCGTATGGGTGAATTATTTCCTGTACTTGTTGAAGAAGCTGTTCCGTCTGACTCGTTTCGTGGCAGTACGGAAATTCTCGTTCGTTTGGCGCCGCTGGTCGCTCCTATCTACGACCAAATTTTGCTTTACGTACATTTTTTCTTTATCCCGATGCGGTTACTCTGGGAAGATTGGGAGGAATTTATTACTGGCGGCCGTCTCGGCGTTGGTATTGATCCCGTTACCGCTCCTGTTCCCCCTCATTTCGATATCGGAGATATGCTCGCGGGTGATCCCGGAGTGTTTGGTAAACAAGGTCTGCCGGACTACATGGGTATTCCTAATTTGGATGATGTTGATCCTACTCCGGCTAACTGGGACGGTTTAACGTTAGACCTTATGCCGTTTGTCGCTTATCAGCTGGTGTACCTTGAGTACTATATGGATCGTAATTTTACAGACGGTTCAGATTTTTTTAGTCAGTTTCCCCCGCTCGCGTCAGGTGTTCATAGTTTCAGTGACTCGTCTCCGTATTTAGAGCTTCGTCGTCGGAATTATCAGCACGATTATTTTACGAGTTCGCTGCCGTTTACACAGCGCGGGGAAGAAGTGCTTATGCCTGTGCAACTTGGTGGTAATGCTCCTATTTATTTCGAGCCTGTGGGCGCGGAAGTTACTGCAACTGCCTCTGCTATTGCTCAGCCCGGGGCCGTTAGTGTTGGCTACGGTATTCTGAATAACAACGGCCCGGCTGACCCTGCTATTCCTGCAGGCGCGTCATTATTTGTCAAAGGCGAAGACTTTGACGGTACCTCTACCTCTATTAATGATTTTCGCTCAGCCTATGCGTTGCAAGTTTGGTTAGAGCGTAATGCTGTAGGGGGTTCCCGCTATACTGAATCTACTCAGGCTCATTTTGGCGTCAAGCCTCAAGATTCTCGTTTAAACAGGCCTGAATATATTGGCGGGGGACGTATCAACGTCCAGATTTCTGAAGTATTATCGACTGCCTGGGCTAACGACGGCTCGGCCGACGTTCCTCAAGCCAACATGGCAGGTCGTGGTATTTCTTATGGCAATACTAATCAGTTCAATTATTTTTGCGTTGAGCATGGTTTTATTTTAGGTATTGCTTCTATCGTTCCTGTTCCCTCTTATCAGCAAGGATTGCCGCGCATGTTTCGTCGTCGTTCTTTTTTGGATTATCCGTGGCCTACGTTTGCTAAGCTTGGAGAGATGGAAGTTCATGACTACGAGATTTTCGTTACTCCGGATGCTCTCACAGAAGATACAGACGGGAACGTCCCTCTGTTCGGTTATCAGTCTCAGTATGCAGATTGGAAGTACCATTGTTCAAGTAATGCAGGTGGCTTCCGTGATGTTCTTAATTTTTGGACTCTGACTCGTGTATTTGCTTCTGCTCCTGCTCTTGGATTTGTATTCAATGAGATTCCCGGTGATGTGGATGACAATATTTTCGCTGTTCCTGAAGTGGATGGCGTTGGTAATTATTGGCTCTATATTCACAACAAGATTTCGGCTAAGAGGCCTCTCCCTTATTTTGGAACTCCTAACACTCTCGGTTTTGGCAGCTAGTTTATATAGTACGGCCCGTTTGACGACAAAGCAGTCGTTCAAGGGCGTTAAGAGAATGACAGTACCTAATCAATCATTGTCTCTCAATGAAATAGTTAAGCGTTTTGTTCGTCGCGAAGCGCTCCCGGTTATGCATGATGGCGTATATGAGGAACGTTTTGGAGATTTGGAGAAGCTCAAGTATGCAGATATTTATGACCGTCGTGAGAAAGCTAAGGAACTCAAGGCTCTAGTGGATGAATTTAACGCTCGTGAGAAAGTACGTATTGATGCGGATGCTAAAGCTAAGAAGGACGCGGCAGATCTTGCATTCAAGGAACGTATCATTTCGGAGTATAAAGCTAGTATAGGTGGTGGAGAGTCACCGCTTAAATCCCCCCCGATAGGGGCGTGACAGGTTAGATTTAAAGGTGGCAGGCTCCGCCACCGACGGCCCCGCAAGGGGCCTTTTTTATTTATTTATTTTTATATTTTTTAGATCATATCATATTTAATATTTTTTTTTCTACTCCCTCTCAGAGAGAGGAGGCGGCGACAGGGTCGAGGCCGATCGGGACAGCTACAGGGGTGCGAACGACATCGAAGCCGTTAGCGTAGCGATAGGCGAGATCAGTGAGTTTACCCCGGCTGGCCCGAAGTTTGGCCGAGAGCAGGCGATTGCCTGCGTGCCCGCCCGTTCGCTCGGATTGCGCTTGCGCAGCCGAACACCACGCCTCCGTAAGCGTGTATTGGGTAGAATATTTTTATCGTATACGATGTATTTGGTTCGTGCGCGTCCCTCAGGCGCGCGTGCTCATTTATTTTATTAAGTGCTCCGGTGTGGAATTTATCTCGGAGCACGGTCAGCAAAGTCGTACTCGATTTACTTTGCTGGTTGACACCAATTACTTATATTGGTGGCATGGAAACTAATCAAGTTAACGGACAAGCTCAAGGAGCTGAGTCCGATGTTTTAGAAACCTCTGAAGATCAAATTCTTAAGTGGTTGACCCGTGATTTAGGTGCATGTATCACCTTTCTACGTGCTATTCATGACGATGTTGAGTTGCGTCAAATGATGGCTACATGGTTTAAGGGTCGAATAATTAACGCGAAGAATGCTCGCGATAATGTCGACCCGCGTCAGTTGGATGTATTCGGTAATCCTAAGTCTAAGAAGTAATGGACGCCATCTATCAATTTTATTTTGGTTACCATGAAGTGGTTAGTTCTTGGGTTCTTCCTGCTGCTCTTGCTGCTGCTTCTCTCGTCGGCGGTTGGCTTAGCCAACGACGTCAAGAGAAACACAATAAAGAACTCGCTCAATTCCAGGCATCT